CTCCTGGAAATTATTGGCTAAAGTGTGCAACCATGGGAAAGTCGTCTCCCTGCCTGGGTTAATAACCAATGAACGCCTAATGGCGTAATTGGTTGAGGATAATATAGTCATAACAAACTCTTTATGTCTAACAGTAATCGTTTGATCATTAGAATGCATCATAGGTATTGAACCTGAAGATTTCATAGAACTTACAAGAGAGTTTGAACTCACAGAATAATCCCCGGCGCCCAACCAGCGAGATATGGTAGCACCAAGACTACTACCCACAGAAGCACCAGTGATAGGGCTACCAAAGTAGCTGCCGACAGCGCCCCCGGCTGATGTGCCAAGGGCGCGCAAAGCCGTGCCCAACAATCCAATCTGTTTCTGTTGTTTAGAACGTTTATTTTTCTTTTTAGTCTTAACTACAACGGTTACGTTCTTCTTCTTTGCCATGTTTGTACCAAGCTGTGTTTATAGATCGCAAGAAAGAAGCATCTCAATGTCTGGCCAGTCCAACATAGTTGTGAACTCTTTAACATCATTGAGAGCGGTTTCAAGCGATGACTCCATGTCACTTACCGTTACACCGTACCTATCATAAAAGAATTGCTCTGTGTCCTCATTTAAATCATGAGATTCGCGAACAATACTTTTATACTTAAATGAATAATCGCAATAAGACTCTTTCCTAACAGTTTTTAGTTGTTTAATGCAAAATTTTACATAAACACGAATAACAGGTACAAATCTACATTCTTTAATAGCTCCTAAAAGCATTCCTTTGACTTGACCTTTATTCAATTTAGAAAGGGAAAAACCCATTTTAGGTAGTCTCCTACCTATTTTGGGTCCGAGTACGAATCCATCAGATACGGGCCAAAAGAGAGACGAGCAAAATTCACAATCATACCACTGTGTGGTTATTTTCAATTTAACTTCAAAACCAAGGCCCAACATCATGGTTTTAATCTCTCTTTCGAGTTCGCGCCTTTTCTTATGGCTAAATTGCTGTTCAATGACGACAAGATTATCATCGCCCTGAACTAGCATTTTATTATCGCCATAACCTAATGTATCTAGCACGAACTTGGTTACAACTCCATTTATAATGGAGTTACCACATGAAGTATTGGGATCTCCTGATTTACGAGTGTAAGGCACTTTATACTTCACACCATGGGCAGTAAAACCGATAGTCTTAGCCTGTCTAGTAAAGACAAACTCAGCATCGGGGTAATCCCTTAACCCTGCGGCATAATAGAAATCTCCTTCGCACTTATGACTATCACACCCTTGGTGCGCATCATAACGCGAATGGTCGATTTCTATTATGGTGACATTTTTGGAACCAAATTGCAACCTCCATTTTCCTAAGTCTTCTGCATTAAGACCACTAGTGAAACACAAATCTTCATTTACGTTCCAAGTTTTCTTAAGCATATTGGCAAAGGCGGCCATAAATGGACCCAAACACACATTAGCACGATGAGAGACACCTTGTATACAACGAGGGTCAAACTCTTCGTACTCACCACCTTTCATCGTTAGCTCCCTTTTGACAAATGTACTACGATAACAATCCTTAGCCTCGATAGGTATCAAATCTAGAGACTCGCGTGCTCTAACATGATCACTTCGACGCTTAGGAGGAAAGTTACTATTCCATTCATCAAATGGAAGTGGCTCGACTACTTCCAGCTCGTCTATATATTTCTTTGCAAAAGACCGCACTAAAACCCATATTTGGCTATCAGCAACTGGAACAGCCATAGCTGCCCTATTTACAACTGAAATATATTCATTAACTATTGAACTACGTGGTACAATAGGGATATACTGACTAAAAGTTGGCGCGATAGCATAGAATTCTCCTTTATCGAAAGAAATCTCTAACTCGCCAACACTAATCTCAGCATTATCCCTAAGATCTGAGAGAGGCCTAGTTACTTCTGTACTAGGTAAGCCCTCAGACCAGGCCTGCGCAGCATCTCCAACGCCAGGTGTAGAATTACGATTAACATCATAATCAGCAACCGTATCTTGAAGATCTTCATATTCAGACCCAACATACCGATAAACACCATAAGCAGTGGACAATAGGACGAAACTGGTACCAAGCATCGTGTTACGACTTATTTGCCACGAAAACTTCTTAACTGATACACCGCCATTTAAAAACTTATTAACAGTGTAGAGCAAGCCAAGTCCGATTCCCGACAATGCGCCGTAACGAGCCAGCTTGCTATCCCAAACTCCTTCCAGCTGTAAAGTTTTCTTTAAAGCGGCATACCTGCCATGCATCTGGTAACTACATAACTTATTAAAAGCAGTAATTTCTTTCTCTAATGAATAGACG